CGATTTGGTTTTGATGCTGGCACGCTTGCCACCCGAGCCTGTCACGACACCAAAGGTGCGCTTGCCCTGGTACATCCAGCTAACTCGGGTGCCTTTTTTCATTTTTTCTTCTTAGGCTTTTTCTTGCCGCCCATCTTTGTTTGGGGTGGCTTTTTGGGTCCATGATAGCCAGGCATCACTCGTCCTCAGTAGTGGTTTTCTTAGCAGCCTTTTTCTTGGCTGCCGGTTTGGCTGGTGGGCTAGCTGGTGCTGCCTCACTTTGATGCGTGAATTTGTATTTTGAGTGCATCTCAGACACTGGGATAACGCCTGCGAAGTACATCCAATGTTACTTCAGACCCGTCATCCCGTAGGAATTTGCGCATCGCCTGATTTGGACCGAATTTCTTGGCCATGTACATGAAATACGGCGCTTTGGCCTTAAACGCCGCTTTGATCTCTTCTTTCCCTTCATCTGTATTACGCATGCTGTAGATCCACTCGCCATATGTCATATCGGCTGGCACTTGACCTTTCGCACTGGCTCGCATGCCCTCTGGTGGTCTGGGTAGCCCCAATGCTTCAAAATCTACGACCGGCACGATGGTAGATCTGCAGTTGAAGTGCTGCGGTGGTGTCGGACCTTCGCCATACGGAAACTCCTGACCATCAAGCTCACGGCAAATCGGCGACGTGCGACTGTCCAGTGTTGCGACGTATTGATATTTAGGCGTGATGCTGCGGTTGGCCTCGTAGGTGGCTCGGCTAGCGGCAGTAGACACCTGATTAATGGTCGTACGCACTAGTGCCATCACCTGTCGATTCGCCAGGCTGGTCACCTGTCCGCCTGCTTGTGCCAGCTGTCGTGCAGATCTTGCTCGCTGTCCGAACCGTAATCTATCAAGCCCGCCTACAAGTTTTCGAAAAATCTGATCGGTGGTCTCACCAGTCAGCAACCCATCGCGGATGATCTGCCCATATCTGGCAGCATTCTGTTCCGCCAAACCTCTAAATGCTTTTTGTATAGTGCCGCCACCAGGTAGTGTGATCACTGCACCTTGCCGTGCCGTCAGGCTAAATACGGCAGGCACATCTAGCAGCTCGTCGCTAAGCACCGCCACCCCCGTATCAAGTGGATCAGTCGTAACCACGGAGTGGGCGAATTGCGGGCTGATTTCTACTGTATTGACCGCATCGCGCATGCCGCGTGGTAATACATTGCGCAGATTGGCTGCTGCTTGTGTTGATTGAATCTCGGCTATGCCAGTTAATTCTTCAGCTAACAGGTCGAGGCTTTCTGTCGACCATCCATCGAGTGATTCTTTGAGCTGTGTCAATATCGACCGCAGCCGGACTGCCCTGTAGGTTGGGTTATCAACACCCAGCACGTCCAACTCGCGCAGCGATTCAAGGATGATGCGGTTATAAGACTCGACCAGTCGCCTAGATACGTTGTTGCTGTACCTATTCAGGTCGATGGCATTACGGAACAGAACAGTCGGCGTGCTCACTAGTCATCACTCGGGCAGAACAACATCATCCTGGTTTGGCGTCACCTGCGGCGCATCAGGCTCTGCCGCTAGCCCGTCAAGTTGCGTAGCCTCTAATTCTTCTTCGACTTCAAATTCATCGCCCAAGATCTCTCCATCAGCGAGTCGATCAAGTAGCGTCTTCTGCGTGATGGTGCCCGCAGTATATAGCTGCAGCAGTGCCGCCACATCAGGTGCCTCTAGCCTTTGGCCAAGGAAGTCACGGTTGATATAGCAGCTGCCAGGCCGTACATCCTGTAAGAATTCCCCATGAAATCGCAGGCAATTGTCGATCATGTCCTGCATTTGCTGGGCGATCGCCATCATCGTCGAGTCGCCTTGGCTACGATCGATCCGCTTAGCTTCAGCTGTCTCAGCTGACAGCTTTTGACCCAGCACGGCAGCCAAGCCTAGGTCGTTGATCTGCTGCTCAATTTGCGCCAGTCGTTTGAACTGTGCATCAAAGCTGTTGCCTGCAGGCTCGATATATTCGGCACGGCCTTCTGCAGGAAATGCAATTGCTTCGCCTGGTCCAGCGCTTACCTCCTCAGCAGCAGATGGGAAGCCAAAAAAGGCCAACATCGGCACGGCTGAAATATGTAACTGGTTGTCTAGGTCGGACTGGACTTGATATGCCTTGAGATTTAACTCGGCAATATCTTCGAGCGGTGGCCGTGACTCTAAGAAATTCACGCGGTTGGCATATGCCACACTGAATGGGATCTCGGTGGTACTAGTAGTACCCTCATCTGTGATCTCGTAGTCGCCTTTTTCTTTCCGCTGATAGATCTTGAATTCACCAGGCGTTAACACACGGATCTGGTCGACCACCTTCTCGCCGAATTCACCGTCAGGCTCTGTCACTTTTTCGGCCAATCGCAGCATGGTCAGTCGTTGTGCACCGTCGGTCAGTTCTGACCGCCATCCGAGGATGTCACGCGGCGTATATGTCACCCAATATGGACGTCCCAAGGTGCCAGCAGGTGGTGCATCCACCAGTACACCAATGTGCCCATATCTGACCATCTTGCGGGCCGTTTCATAGGTCCACATATTCAAGTCGTTGCCCATCAGGTCAACATCAAATAGTTGCTCACGGATCAGATCCGACGAGTCATTCAGCCTGACAGGCTTCCGAGTGAGCATGCCGGCCAGCATCCTTTCGAGACGTTGTGCATATGGTGGACACACGCTGCGTGCAAGCCTTCGATCGTAGCTCTCATCTAGCTCACGCACTTCTTGCGGCAGGTATCGCCTGTGCCGCCGTCGCATTTCATACGTACCGCCGATCAGATCTTCAATCAGCACCCAGTGCGGCTCTTGATTGACCCACGCACCATTAGGGTCATTAACGTGCGTGACGTTGGCCGCTGCTTTGCGGTCGTAAAAGTTGTACCCTGAATACACGACCGCCCTAAGCCCGATAATTGCAGTTTAATAGAGCCGGATGCCTGTGCCTCTGCCAGCGTTGACATAGAGCGGATTCAGCTCACGCCAGACAAGATATCCCAAGGCGTCGTTCATGTGGTCATATCCAGCGTCTTTGTCGGGCTCACCTTTATCTGTGTAGCTTTGGAGCTCTAGCGACTCAATCGTACGGACGCACTTTTGCGCAATCTGCAATCTCACCTCGCCCTTGCCGTTCTCCAGAGCAGCTTGAACAGCAGCCACCCGGTCACGCACTGGAGGATTTGCCTTGGGAGACTGATTGCTAAAGCCATAAGATTCCAATATTTGAATATCAGTGCGTGTCGCGTTTGTACTGCGGTTGCCGCCAGAAGCATCAGGGTAGATATATACCTTGCAGTGAGGATATCTCGACTTGATCTCCTTAGCAAGTGCGTCAGTGTCGTGTGCGCCACTTATTTCATCGATGACGTGCAACTGCTTGTTGGTGCGCACAGCAATGACAGCCGACATATTCGATACGTTGAAATCGAGGCCTACCCGCAATGGTTCACTATCGAGACCAATCGGCGGCTCGCTGATGTGGATTTCACGGCTGAACCGGTCGTAGACAGCACCAGTATTGAGATTGACGAATTGGCCCTCCAGATATGCCTTGATCAGCTTTTCTGGGTAATTAGCCATTAGCGAATCGATAAACCCGTCCGGGAGGTGCGGGTTATCAGCGGTTCGAGCACGGATCAATCGCCTGTCAGGTGCTGTCTCGCGCTCAAATGTTTCCCAAGCCCAGCCGAAGCCCTCAGGCGTAGTCGCCACGTAGAACTGTTGCACATTACCAGAGCGCAAGCGGGCCAGTGCCATGCGTGACGCCTGCTCTGCCGTGCGCTTATTGGTGGTGTCTACTTCATCAAAACCTACCGCGCAGAGGTTTTGGCCTCGGATCCTATTCCATGTCTCCATGGTGCGCAATAATATAGTATGCTCGCCCTCCTTGAACTTCAACACGTACTCAGGCAGTGGGGACACCCTGAAGTCGTACGGCAGATCAATTGCTTCTAACAACTCATCCATCGAGCGCACGAGAATGTCACGCAACATCGGCGCGACAGGCTCGAAGATCGCGGACACGTAGCCAATGTTGGCCGCAGCGATGTTGATGGCCTTGGCACACAGACCATATGTCTTGCCCGCACCGAAGCCAGACACCAAACCAAGAATCCGGTGTTCTTGATCTTCGCAAAAGGCAGTCTGATGCGGTAATAGTGTGGCATTGAGTCGGCTTAACACCTGCTCCACAGACACGCCTTCGTCGTCTGGTCCTGCCAGGATCAAGCCATCTGGCACAGAATCCAGTATGCTCGGCACTTGATTCGATATCCACTTATTCGCTATTTTATGTGTTGAGCTTTATGTGAGTATGGCCGATATCGGCGATTTTATCGCAACCGCAGCAAGATATCCGCTACTCACTCAGAATCAAGAGATCGAGCTGGGTCGACGCATTCAAGCCTGGCTACAGCACCCAGATCCGCCGCCGTCGGTAGTGCGCTCTGGCCGGCGTGCACGTGATACGTTTGTCTGCAGCAATCTGCGGCTGGTGATATCGATCGCTAAGAAATACACTTACGCGATCAAGGGCACGCCACTCACCTTCCAGGACCTGATTCAAGAAGGCACGCTAGGTCTACAACGTGCGGCTGAAAAATATGACCCCGAGTGTGGCTATAAGATGTCGACCTATGCATACTGGTGGATCAGGCAGGCTATCACCAGGTGCATCGACACCAAATCGTTGATGATCCACATCCCGAATGGTGCACGTAAAAAGCTGCAGGCCTACATGCAGGCGGCTGAGGATGGCGGCAGCAAAGAGGAGATCCTAGAAAGAGCCTGCCTGCAGCGGCGTGATATTCGTACGGTACAGCAAGCAGCAATGTGCCAAAACGTAGGTGCACTGGATGCACTAGATGTGCGCATTTAATCCAAAATAATTGACACTTAATGAAAACGTGTGCTATAATATGAATATAGAGGGCAAAGAGCCCTCCCTTTCACATCATGGCCCGCACCTTCACTGAGCAAGCTCTTCACATCGTCGAGCGCCAGCTGACAGTCTCGAAGAGAGACGGCAGCGCTGCAAGCAATCGCGGTATCTCATTCCGCCCCAACGGTTACATCTTTGCCGGCAACAAGCGCATCAGCAAAGATGATGCAGTTATCACCCTGGCTCAAACGCTAGAGATTGAAGCCCAGACCAGGATCCTGCCCCAGGCCACCAAGAAGACTAAGAGCAGCGGCATTACCTGGGACAAGCTGAATCAAGCCACCAAGGATTTCTTCTTCGAGCTGGCATCACAGATCTACGCTGCCACTAATGACGCTGACTCTGAAAACGGCCATTACATGGCCCGTCTTGGCCAGGATATCCCCAAGATCAGCCTGAAAAATGCACCTCGCCTGTCCAATCTCAAGAAAGCAGGCATGGTCGAGCACAACCGAGTCATCGAGCGGACCGGTCGTTGGATCAGCCTGACCGAGCAGGGTTTGGCCACCTATCGCGCCATGCACGCCTGATGACAGGTCAGACCGGCTGGGGGCATCGCCCCCAGGATGTCATTGCCGCAGCCAAGAAGAAGGCAGCTGCGGCCAAATCTCCTAAAGGCCTTACGGCTCTTGAATTGGCCTTTTATCGAGTGATTCATGCTGAAAAGCATTGACAGATTGCGATTCTTCATGTTATAATAAGTATATGGGAGGCAATGAGCCCCCTCTTTTCCTGAAATGACCCGCACACCTGATTTCACCGATTACCGCTACGTTGGCAAGGAAGGCAAGATGCACGTTGTTACCGACGGCCTCTCGGTTCGCTACCTCAACGCACGCGAATTCAAGGAGTTCAGCAGGCAGATCTTCGGTTTAACAAAGTGATCTGCGCTTTAGCTTAATACAGCCCTGTTATTTCCTGATTATGACTGGATTCGAAAAAGCACAAATCATCCGCCAGAACACCGACCTGGCCATGACCTTTGCCTACCGAGCGAAGCAGGCCAAGATCGACAAAGAGCTTGGCTGGCAGCAGGTTTACCTGCAGAATATGCGCACTTTTGAGGCTTGCATGCGCAGCATTGAAGAGCTGCGTAATGAACCGACTGAAGAGGCCAGCCACTTCGACAATGTGGACTAAAATGCTTGACACACTGTGAAAGCATGTGATATAATAGAAGTGCAGGGGGCATAGAGCCCCCACCATTTTCAGCCCCATGGTCAATCCTCAAGCCTACAACCGTCGCACCGCTGCCCAGACACCAGAGCAGCGCAAAACCGATAAGATCGCACGTCTTGAAGCCCTTCAAGCTCGTGCCGAAAAAGCCATGCGCGATCCCGATGCCGCCAATGCACCCGCTAAGTGGTGGGAGCTGATGACCAAACGCCACATCCGCCGTGGCATGGAGATCAACATGCTCAAAGGACGATCTGCTTACGATTTTGCAGATTGAAATACTTGACACATCCTGCTTCAATGTGATATAATAGGGTATGGGAGGGCAAAACGGACCCTCAGGTGAGCAAAGAGCGACCTAGAATCCTTCACCGCCCCTCCCACCCAATTCCGCCACCAGCACAGACACGATGGACAAAGAAGCACTCCGCAAGCAAATCGCCGACGCACAAGATCAACTCGTTCAAGCCTTGAAAGCCTTTGAGAATGCTCCCGCTGGCACATTCGATGAAGAAGATGACATCGACATTATTAGTGAAGTGACTGACATCTGGATCATGCAAAATGCCGCTGATCGTGATGGTGGTCTCTGGGACGAGACATTTATTTCGTTTACAAATCTGCCTTGCGTCAAATGATCAGCAAAACGGCAACTCTCGAACAGTTCACCACCAAAGCCCAGACACTCAACATCGACGAGCTAATCATCTTGGGCCGCGAACTGCTAAAAATCGACGCGCCTCAGGTAATGCTTGACGAGCTGGTCAACATTGCCTTTGTTCGTGACGGCGCAACTGCTTCAGAGCGGATGTGTGACGGGTGGTTCGCTTGATTCTTTACGACGCTCATAGAGACGTTGCAGCATCAAATACTTTTCGTGCACTAAGTGGTGGCTACTCACCCAAGCCTTGAGATCTTCATATTCCACCCACACGCCTTCTTCCATTAACGCCCACCACGACGTGCACCTTTACGCGCAAGACTACGACGTTCGCTCTCCATCCGACGTTGTTTAATCTTGCTCTTATTGGCATCCCGCTTGAAAGCTGATGCTGCTTTGCTCACGAAGTTCATGTCAGATGAATCACTTGTACGGCGTCTAAAGGTGCCAGCGCTACTGCGGGCAGCACGTGCTGACATCTGACCACCTGATTTTTCGCCACCCTTAAGGGTGCGCACCATAGATGCATCCTGGCGTGCGGATGATCCACGAGCCGTGGCCTTGCGAGCCGATGACATGGTTCCGCTGCCGCCTTTGCTAGCAAAGCGGCCGATTTTGTCCCTGTTGTACCGGCGTGCCATTGCTACTTCCCAGTAAGACTCGCGAGCATGTGCAGCTCCCGATAGCATCCTAGCGCCACACCCAGTTGCCCGTCTTCTTGAGCCTTGGCAGCGAGTGCCTCAAGCCTGGTCATTTGTTGCGCCAGGAACTCCGAGCGCTCCACGCTCATTGAGCTCTTGTACTCAGATCTTGCG